TGTGCGGTGTATCGACGTCAAGGTTGCCGGCGCAACAATGGACTCCACACCGACCGACTTTAACGTTCGCGCAGTGTTGCAACTTCGTGCCGACGATCCGACATGGTACGACCCAACGCAAAAACCGATTATGTTGTCGGGCATTCAATACGGAACGCCGACACCGTATCCGAAACCGTATGGTGTGCCGTACGGGGCAACGTCAATCAACAACAATTATCAATTGGCATATTATGGAACCGTCGTTTCGTATCCTGTGTTGGAATGCGTCGGCCCGCTTACGGGGCTTGTTATCGCCGACGGTCTTGGCCATCAAATCACCTTTGACGACCCAATACCGGCCGGAGAAACATACTTCATAGATTTGCGCTATGGACAAAAGACCGTATACGACAACAACGGTGTCAATAAGTTTTCAGCATTGAACATATCCAGCGACTTGGTCAACTGGGGACTATATCCGGAGTCTTCGTTTCTTGGCGGATACCAAGTCATCGGCGTATCGGCGACGGGCACAGACTCCAACTCAGCGGTGTACATGTACTACAACGTCCGATACGTCGGCATATAAGGAGTCTAAGCAATGGCAGAGCAATCAATCGGAATGGCGACAGGAACCGGGGCCGCGTACGGTGACGGCAACGTCGGGAGCGGCTACGCATCATCGCGTATGACCGCAATGGAGACCAAGACACTCAGCGACGGCGTTCTTCAGGTTGGCAACAAGTTTGCTATGACCGGCGTTGGAACCGGTACGCTGACCATTGCAGACGGCGCCGCAGTTGTGAGCGGTTACTTCTACGAGAACACTTCGTCGGCCGGCATCGTCATCTCATCACTGGCCAATGCGACCTACAACGTGGTGATTCTGCTAAACAACACCGCCGGCTCAATCACCGTATCGCGGAGCGTCGCCGGCACGACCGTCACGACCTACTCCGTACGTCTCGCCGTGGCAACCGCTGCGCAACTCGTCGGACAGACATACGTACAACTTGGCACCGTCCAAGTCGCCGGCGCCGTCATCGCCGCATCAGGCATCGTGCCTGCATATACGATGTACGGAACGACCACGCAGTTACCCTACCAGGCGTATGCGTCCATGAGCGGCGGTATCGCGACGCTGACGCTAGCCAATACCTCGTATGATTTGTCTAGTTTTAGCGCGCCGACAACATCGGGCGAAGGCATCATCGTTGCGGACAATATCAACAACACAATGACCGTAAAGCGCGCGGGTCTATATTTAATTACGGGCTTTGTGAACTTCACATCGGGCACCACGGGGAATCGATTGGTTACAATCAATGTTAACGGGGCAAACGTTTCTTCGACACGTGCCGCAGCGGGAGGCGGAACAAGTCAAACTATCACGCAAACCGCACTACATGTTTTGGCGGCAGACGATGTCGTAAAAATTCTGCTTCAAACCACATTGGCCGGTCAATCTGCATCTTCTGGTCTGTTCAATATAGTACGAGTGTAATTATGGCAGTACAGTACGTCATAAAACTGTACGACGATGCAGGGGTGCCGATTGGTATCGTCACCCCGCTCGACATCGCCGTTGTGCACAAAGTCAACACGCCAAGCGTCGCGACGTTCTCGGTGAATCTCAACGCGCCGGTCGTCAAGGATTTGGACGCTGGCTACATCATCGAAATCGTGCGCAGTGACGTCGATGCCGATATGCAGGCGTATACGGAGTTCACCGGCTTTATACGGTTCTGGGATCGTTCGTACGGTCAGAATCCCATCATGAGCGTCACGGCAATCGATGCGAAGTGCATCTTACAATCGCGCATCGTTGCATGGTATCCGAATCTTCTCGGCGTCTCGTTCTTCAAAACCGCCACGTATCCAACGGCGTCGTCAATCCTTACGAATCTGTGGAACTACAACATCGGCAGTCTTGCCAACGGCAACCCCCCAGTCATCACTGCTGACCTCACGCGCCGCTACGGCTCCAACCTTGCACGATGGACCGACGGACGAATCACGACGGCCACCAATGCCGCCAACCTCGGCATCGGCGACGCAATCGAAGTATCGTGCAGCGGTGAAAATGTGTACGACACCATGGTCAAGGTGGCCGACATCGGCAGTCTTGACTTTACGGTGAACTTCAACATCTCGACGCTGGGCTACTCGTTGTTCTACGCAGACAACCTCGGTGCCAACCGTACCGCGACGGTAAAGTTTAGCCAACAGAACAACACCGTCGGCAACCTCAGCAGGTCGACGAATATCATGAACTACGCATCGTTGTACCACGCCGTCGGAAGCAAAGGGAAAGACAAAAACCCAATCCGCACGATCTACCCAACGACCGCGCCGACCGGCGTTGCGTTACGCGAGGCATACGTCAAGGGCGCAGACCAAACCAATACGAATCAACTGCGCAATCTTTCATACGCACGGTTCCGTCGGCAACGCTTCTTGATTCAGTCGTACGACATCGAGGTGTTGCAGTCCGCGGCGTGGCGCTACGGTCGCGACTACTACCTCGGCGACTTGGTCAGCGTGGTGACCAACATCACCACGACCATCACGCGCAAAATCTTCGCCGTGTCGTTGTCGATGAACTCACAAGGAGTCGAGGAGGTGCGCATTGACTTGGCTGCAAACTGACGAATCGCAACTCATGCGGGACCGAGTGAGTACGATTGAGCGCCGCGATGATGCGGTGTTCATCTCACTGACTCGCACCGCAACGCTCAGCATTACGACGGCCGGCGTTATTGTGACGTGGCAAAACGACATCGACAGCGGCGGCAACATGACGTATTCCGGTTCGTCCATCACTGTGCCCATGGCTGGCTACTATCTGTTATCGGTACTTGGCACGCTGGGCACCAAAGACGATATATTTGGGGATGTCGTGGTCAACGGCGTCGAGGTCGCCACGATGGGCACCGCAGGCTCCAAAGATACGAAGTTCCGACACAGTATCATGAGATTCTACAAGGCCGGCGACGTCGTCCAGTACCGAGCCACAACAAAGACCGGCACGATGACCCTGCAAGTCAACACCGAAGACGCGGCCAACGAGTCGCCTATACTTCACATGGTGCTTCTATGAATCTATACCGCATTTTTAAACCGCAATTCATCACGTTTGAGTATTGGGATGACTACGGCAATCAGTACGCCGACATTGTCGAGGGCACGCCGTTTGTAGATCGTCCGTACACCGAAGCCGAAGCCATGGATGCACTCCGCACAGAACGCAATATGCGCCTCGTTAATTCCGATTACACGCAATTGCCCGATGTGAATCTTACCGAGGCGCAGGTGGAAGCGTGGCGCGTGTATCGTCAAGAACTGCGAGACATCACCGACAACTTGGTGTGGAATGTGACGACGTGGCCGGTGAAACCGTAGTATACTGACGTCATCACCGCGGTGTCCTATTCTTGGCAGAACTGCATCGCGGTGATACAATACACACGTCGTACGCGGTGCCTTTCCCGCTGACGGTCATCTGCACGAACACCGCCACATCCGGGGCGGTGTTCGTGTATACAAAGAACCCCACGCAGGTGAGTGCGTGGGGTTCTTTGTTCTGCTTTGTACGTGATGCGCGCCGTTAGGTGCACGCTCGTCGCGCTTCGACGTCGGTCGTCACCGAGCAGAGCGAACAGCGGACGTTGATTACGATATCTTGTGACCGGCTGTTTGTCGCAAACAATTGTAGCACGCGCGAAAACTTGTTGAAAACTCGCAAAAAAAGTAGTTGACACCGTAATTGATATACGCTAATATACGGGTGGTTGGGAATTGCATCGCATACGAAAGGTTACGGACATGACACACGACGAACAACGACTCTCGAAGGCTGAACGCATCTTCAACAATTGGAACGCACGCATCCGCTTGCACGTATGGAACGGAAACTGGGCAGCGGCGGGACGTATCGCCAAGCGGTTGGAGCGGTTTTGTCGGGACATGGCACCGATACAGGCACGCGTCGAAACAAAGTTCTACATCGGCCAATAGTTAACCACGGGGCTCCGCGCCGGTCATCATGGCCGGCGCTTCGCATACAGAAAGGCATCGCGATGGAAAACACTTTTATCACTTGGCTGTGGGCAACGAAGGGCGCGACGTACCGCGTCAAGATCGTGACGCAGACCCGCAACGCAGACGCGTTGTACACCTACGAGCAGGCTATGGAGATGGAGCAGTCAATTCTCCGCATCGTGCAAAAGTCTTGGGTCGGCTCAATCACGCTGACCGCGCCGTGTGGCTGTACGTACCGCTTTGAGAAGACCGAGCACCACGCCGACGCCGTTTGCGATACGCACTGGGTCCGTGCGGTGTTCAATGGTGGTGTCGATGAGTAAGCCGACGATTGACACCGACCTCGAACAGGTCA